AGGTGGTGTCTCTGGAAATGTAACAGGTAATGTTACTGGAATTGCCACCACTGCTAGTGGTGTTACACAGCTCCTCGCTACAACTTCTTCTGAGAACTTTGTCACCTTCAGTCCTTTTGGAACTAGCTTAGTAGGAGCTGGAGTTTCTGTAGCTACTGCATTCAAATTTGTTCCTAGCTCTGGAGTTGTAATAGCAACTGGATTCTCTGGTAATGTTACTGGGACTGTATCAGGTAATGTTACTGGTAACGTATCTGGAAACCTTACAGGAAATGTTTCAGGAAACGTAACTGGTAGTTTATCTGGTAATCAAACTGGAAATATGACAGGTAACGTTTCCGGAAGTGTAACGGGAAATGTTTCTGGCAATGTTACAGGTGGTGTCTCTGGTAATGTTACTGGAAACGTAACGGGTACTGTTTCTGGAAATGTAACAGGAAACGTATCAGGAAATGTAACCGGAAATGTATCAGGAAACCTCACTGGCGGTGTTTCAGGTAATGTAACAGGTAATGTTACTGGAATTGCCACCACTGCTAGTGGTGTCACACAACTTCTTGCTACTACTTCTTCTGAGAACTTTGTTACCTTTAGTCCTTTTGGAACAAGCTTAGTGGGAGCGGGAGTATCTGTTGCAACTGCATTCAAATTTGTCCCAAGTTCTGGAGTTGTAATAGCTACTGGATTCTCAGGTAACGTCACAGGAACTGTATCCGGAAATGTAACTGGTAACGTATCAGGAAGTGTAACCGGAGCTGTATCTGGTAACGTAACTGGTAACGTTTCTGGAAGTGTAACAGGCAGTTTGTCTGGTAATCAAACCGGAAATATGACAGGTAACGTATCTGGAAGTGTCACAGGTAATGTATCAGGCAATGTAACTGGTGGTGTTTCTGGAAATGTTACTGGTAACGTTACAGGAACTGTTTCAGGTAACGTTACAGGAAATGTATCTGGTAATCTTACTGGTGGTGTATCTGGTAACGTAACTGGAAATGTAACTGGTACTGTATCAGGTAACGTTACAGGTAACGTCTCAGGAAGTGTAACGGGTAACGTTCAAGGCAACTTGACTGGTAATGTTTCTGGAAATGTAACTGGCAACGTATCAGGTAACCTTACAGGAAATGTAAGTGGTACAGCTACTACAGCACAACACATCCACTTAGCTTCAACATTAGCAACTACCAATTACATCTTGCTTTCATCATTAGCAACTGGGCCTGGAATTGCAATATCTACGGACACAAATCTTGCTTATAACGCTTCAACAGATACATTAACCTTAAATAATATTGTTGGTAGTGGAGCTGGATTGACTCTTACAGCAACTTCTGCTCTTACAAATAATTCTTATTTGACGATTCAGACTATTTCTGGAGATGACAACTCAACAAGTGACTTCTTTATAAGGGGTATCAATTCATCAGCAACATCAAAATTCTCTGTTGATGCAAATGGAAACTTGAGAGCTACAACTAAGAGCTTTGATATTCCACACCCTACAAAAGAAGGCAAGAGACTTGTATACGGTGTTCTTGAAGGACCTGAACATGGTGTATATCATAGAGGAACAGTAGAGGGTAAAGGCAATATATTAATTGAGCTTCCTGAATACTGGACACAACTTGTCAATGATAGTTATTCAATTCAATTGACACCTTGGGGCAACTATGGAGTGCAAATCTTAGAGAAGACTCCTAATTCCTTTATAATATCAGCAACAGGTAATCCACTTACCAAGAAATTCAAATTAATCAAGGTTGACTATATAGTTCACGGTTCAAGAAAAGATGCACATTTAGATATTGAACAAGATTAGTATCAATGTGCATTAGATATCAGAAGGCAAGCGTAAGTTTGCCTTCTGAATATTGTTATTAATATATGGAAAAATTATGCACAAGTTCAGGATTTTAAAAGCATCAAATATCAATATCAAATGGCTTGAAATTGAAGAAGGCAATATTAATATTGAATCAGGAATTAGATTTATTTATTCATTGCAAGATTATGATTTAAATGTTTTAGAAAGAAAAACATTTTATATTAATGGCACAGACTTTTCAGATATTGGATTAAGTGGCAAAGACACTAGAATTGCAATAATAGAATTGTTACTTACTACTTTAGATGCCATTTTGGTTAAGGAATAATATATAAATGGCTACTGATGTCATCATAGATCCTAGTACAGGCCAGATTTACTGGAACGATAGTGCTGTTTCAGCGCAATCAATTTCTATCAAGGGTGATGCTCAGAACACAATCTCAATAGTAGGATATTCTGGAGCTTTTTCTCCTGGATCTACTCCAGGAGGCTCTAATACTCTTGCTACATTTACTGATAATGGTGGTACAGATGCTTTTATTCCTGGAACTAATGGCTATGATCTAGGAAAAGATACTGCTAGATGGAAATTATGGGCAACAAGCGCTACTTTCTCTGGTGATGTTAATGCTTCTTCAGCAACACAATCAACTTCTTTACTAACAGGTGCAATAAAGGTTCAAGGAGGCTTAGCAGTAAGCTCAAATGCATCAATTGGACAAACTTTATTTTTCTTCAATCCATCCAATGCATTATTCACTGGTTTTAGAGCTGGTGCTGCTACTGCTTCTACCGTTTACACTCTTCCATTAGCAAGTCCATCAGCAACAGGAACATCAGTATTATCATCTACAATTGCTGGTGTAATGAGTTGGGTGCCATTATCAAGTGGCTCAAGTGCAGCAGAAGTATATAGCGGAAATCTGTATGATGTAGCATATTTTGCAGTGACAGGAGCAACAGTCCAAGGTTCCTCAACTCTTATAAATAATACTGTTACTGGCCAAGTAAAGATCTCTCATACAACAGCTTCATTTGGCACATCTTCTGGAGCTTTGCAAGTAGCTGGCGGAGTTGGAATTTCAGGTAAATTATCATTCAATCAAGCTTCATTTGGAACAACTGGAATAACTACAATTCCAACTATGGCAATGATTGGGCAGACAGGAGATCCAATTTTCTTATCTGTTCTTGAAGATAACTCAATCATTTTTGAAGGATCCCAAGGTCAGTTATTTTCTATTAGCCCAAATTTATCAACTGGATATATCTGGGCAGTTAATGACATATCAGGTGTTCCACTCTTAAGGGCAAACGCATCAGGAAACGTATTTTTAAATGAATTTGGCGGACTTGTAGGTTTAGGTCATACAAATCCAGCTTATAAATTTCATGTAAGGGGTTCATCAGCTTTTGCAACAACAAATGGAGCAAGTGCAATAAGTTTCTTATTTGATAACATTAGCGCTCCTGGTAGTAATAGTTTTCAAGTCAAATCAGCAAACTCAATTCAATTATTTAATGGTGCTGATACATACTATACTGCTCTCAAATCAAACGCATCACAAAATATAACTTATACTTTACCTGCAACTGATGGTTCAAATGGTCAAGCATTAACTACAAATGGTTCAGCCACTTTATCTTGGACCACAATTACAGGTGGTTCAGGAGGAGGGGGTACTGGTGTTCAACCTGGTGGAGAATTTGAAATTGCTTACTACACAGCAACAGGTGCATCAGTTAATGGCTCTTCTACTTTCAAAAACGATACGACTGCAGCAAAAGTCTCTATAACTCACACAACAGCATCAATATCATCAGGCACAGGGGCTTTCACTGTATCTGGTGGTGTTGGCATTGGTGGAAGTTTATGGGTAACTGGCATTGGTGCAAGTATTAGTGGTGTAAGGCTTTCGCATAGTATTGCATATGGGTCATTAGTAGGTAACGTAACAGGTAATGTATCTGGTAATGTTACAGGAAATTTATCAGGAAATGTAACGGGTAATGTTTCAGGAAGCGTAACTGGTGGTGTATCAGGAAACGTTACTGGAAACATGACGGGAAATGTTTCAGGTAATGTCACTGGTGGAGTATCAGGTAATGTTACTGGAAACTTAACAGGTAATGTTTCAGGTAATGTGACAGGTGGTGTTTCTGGGAATGTTACTGGAAATGTAACGGGTAATGTTTCAGGAAGCGTAACTGGTAACCTTTCAGGTTTAGCAACTACGGCATGGAATGTTCAAGTAGCAATCGGATCTGAAAACTTAAGTCATACTCTTTTATTTACAAGACCAACAAGCACAGTTTCAGGTTCAGGTGGAATTGCAGTTTCCAACGACCTTACACTTTTCTTTAATCCAAGTTCTGAAATATTATCAGTTTCCGGACTTGCTGTTACTTCTTCAGTAAACTCTACATCAACAACTACAGGTGCCTTAAATATTACTGGTGGAGCTAGTGTTGGGCAATCTTTATCAATTGGTGGAAGATTACAGCTATTCAACTCTTCACTTAGTACTGCGTTTTTAAGTGCTCAATCTGGTGTAAATACAACATATACATTACCAGCTACATCTCCTACAGCTACAGGAACATCAGTATTATCTTCTACCATGGCAGGTGTAATGTCATGGGTTCCTCTTGCATCAGGTGGTAGTGGTAGTGGGGTAGTAAATTCTGGTACTGCTACATACGCAGCATTTTATGCATCAACTGCAGCAGAAGTTAGTCAAAATGCTAATTTACAATTTACTGGAACTGGTGTATCTATTGGTGGAAACATAAACTCTACATCAACAGCTACAGGTTCATTGAAAGTAAGTGGTGGATTAGGTCTTACAGGAAGTGCATTTATAGGCGGAACTGTAAACATTCAAGACGGAACAGTATCTTCTTCAACAACGACCGGTGCATTGATTGTAACTGGCGGTGTTGGTGTAGGCGGAAAAGTATTTGCTGATGTGCTACAAAGTGGTGGCAATTGTGCAGTTGGAGGAAATCTTACAGTTGCTGGAACCGTTGATCTAGGAAATACAACCGCAGACTCTATATCTTTCTTAGGTAGAGTTGATACAGACATAGATCCGATAGCTTCTAATACTTATGATTTAGGTGACAGCAGCTTAGTATGGAAGAATGTATCTATTGGAAGCTCAGTAATTTTCTATAATACAAGTAATTCAAATACTTTAGGATTTAGAGCTGGAGCATCTGGAGCAAGTCTCATTTATGTTTTACCGATAGACACTCCTAATGCAGGGCAAGTATTATCTGCATCAGCTGCTTCTGGCGGTGTAGTAACATTATCATGGGAAGATGATCAAACTGGCGCTCCTGCAGGTGGAATTACTACCCTTAATGCCCTTACTGCTGCATCTCAATCTTTTGCAACTGGAACATCTGGCACTGATTTTGGAATATCATCAGCTACATCCACACACACATTTAATTTACCAGATGCAAGCGCAACAGCAAGAGGTGTTATTACAACAGGCTCTCAAACAATAGCTGGCGCAAAAACATTTAGTTCAGCAATTTTAGGTAATGTTTCAGGAAATGTCACAGGTAATGTTTCAGGTACAGTTACAGGAAATTTACAAGGAAATGTTACAGGTAATGTTTCAGGTACAGTTACAGGAAATTTACAAGGCAATGTTACGGGTAATGTCTCAGGTACAGTCACGGGTAATGTTCAAGGTAATGTCACAGGTAATGTTTCAGGTACAGTTACAGGTAATGTTCAAGGTAATGTTACTGGTAATGTCTCAGGTACAGTTACAGGTAATGTTCAAGGTAATGTTACTGGTAATGTTTCAGGAAATGTCACCGGAAATGTAGTTGGTATTGCAATAACTGCTGGTAGCACTCATGTTAGTGTAGCTTCTGGATTGGCAACAGCTCACTCAATAACTGTAGTGCCAACAACTTCAGCTCAAGTTACTGTAGGCATTGGTCAATCTATAGTTGCAAACGTAACTGTCACGCCAAATACAGGAGTTGTAAATGCCAGTGGATTTTCAGGTAATGTTACTGGAACTGTTTCTGGTAACGTAACAGGAAACATATCAGGTACAGTGACAGGAAATGTTTCTGGATCAGTTACTGGTAATGTTCAGGGCAATTTAACAGGTAATGTCTCAGGCAGTGTCACAGGAAATTTATCAGGCTTAGCCACTACAGCATGGAATATTCAAGTAGCAATTGGGTCTGAAAACCTAAGTCACCCTTTACTGTTTACACGTCCTACAAGCACAGTTTCTGGATCTGGTGGGATAGCAGTTTCAAACGACTTAACGTTATTCTTCAATCCAAGTACAGAAATTTTGTCAGTGTCTGGATTAGCTGTCACATCTTCTACAAACTCCATAACAACAACATCTGGTGCTTTGATTGTCACAGGCGGAGCAAGCGTTGGTCAATCTGTTTCTATTGGTGGTCGTTTACAGCTATTTAATTCTTCATTTAGTACTGCATTTGTAAGTGCTCAAGCTGGCGTCAACACTACATATACCCTACCTACAACAAGTCCAGCAGCAACAGGAACATCGGTACTATCTTCAACGATGGCCGGTGTTATGTCTTGGGTTCCTTTAACCTCAAGCCCTGGTGCAAGTGGTGTTCCTGGTGGTAGTAATAAACAAATTCAATATAATAATGCTACTTCATTTGGAGGAGCAGCTGGATTTGAATATACAACAGGCGGTATAGCAATTACTGTTGGCTTCTTTGCTCCATCTGGCCTTGGATACACTTCAGGACTTTGGGTCAATGCAATAAATGGTTCAACAACAAGAATTGGTATTGGCCTTTCTAATCCACAATATGAACTTGAAATTTTAGGTGAACTTTCTGCTACAAACAAAAGCTTCGTAATTGATCACCCAACAAAATCAGGTATGAAACTTCGATATGGAAGTTTAGAAGGTCCTGAAAACGGTGTTTATGTTCGTGGAGAATTAAGAGGAACAAATATTATTGAAGTACCTGATCACTGGATAGGTCTTGTTCACCCTGATTCTTACACAGTGCATTTAACTCCAATTGGTAGATTCTCTCAATTGTATGTAGAAAAAATTGAAAATTACAATGTATTTGTAGCAGACACTATGATGTGCCCAATACATTGTTATTATTCCGTTTGGGCAGAAAGAAAAGATATACCTAAACTTGTCACTGAATACGAGGCACAGTAAATGGGGACAGTTGCTGGGGCTGCAATTTTTATGAATGGATTGGTTGCATATATAGATGCAGCTAATGTTAAAAGTTATAGTGGCTCTGGTGTCACTGCTAATAGTCTTACAAGTAATCTTTTGGCTACTTTAACAAATGATGTAGGATTTGGTACTACAAATTTAGGCTCTTTTCATTTTGATGGCACTAATGATTTTATAAATGTTCCAATAGATGCAGGCTTATTTACAACTGAAGGTACTATGATTATATGGCTTAAAAATGATGAAGCCACACCTGCATCTTCATTAAATACTGGTTTTATGGGATTTGGGCCAATTGGAGATGCCGGTACAAACGATCACTATCCTTGGGTTGATGGTTTTGCATATTTGGGTACATTTAGAAATAATAGAATTGGTCCTATTACATTAAGTGCAAGTGTTATAAGAAGCAATATACATATGGTTTGTATTACTTCAAATAGTTCAGAATGGAAACTATACCAAAATGCAGTTTTGCAATACACAACTTCATCATCTGGTTCAGTAACTATGAATAATACAAGAATTGGATATTCGGTATCGCAACTTTACAATTACAAAGGAAAAGTTTATTGTTTCATACTTTACAATAGAGCCTTAGTCCAACAAGAAATATTGCAACATTATCGTGCTTTTAGAGGAAGGTTTGGTATCCAATAATGGCACTTGGACACGCACCATCAATTATTATGGATGGATTAATAGCTTATATGGATGTTGCTAATGTAAGATGCTATCCTGGTTCTGGTGATGTAATTACTGACTTAATAAATGGATATTCAAGCACAGGCGCAAGTGCAGCACAAATTTCAGCTATTGGGGCAACTTTTGGCACTAATAAAAATATAATTGTCATCACCAGTGTTTTAGTGCCAAACACTAGTTATAGCAAATGTTGTTGGTTTAGTATAGATGATGTAACAACATTTCAACCATTGATATGTGGAAGTTATGCTACAAGGAATTGTATGTGGATGAATAAAACAGATAAATTAACTGCAAGTCATTCAAATTCTAGTGCATTTTCTTCTCCAACTTTTACAAGTATAGCTGGAACAACAACATTATCAACTGGAATTTGGTATTTTGGTGCTGTTACTTATTCAAGCACTTCTGGTTTTAATATTTATTTGAACAACAGAAGAGATCAAACATCTGCAACTACTCAAACATTTACTACAGCAAATAATAATAATTATTTTGGATATTTTGCAGACTTTTTTACTTCTCCAGCAACACCAACTTTAAATGGCACTATGGGTCCTTCAATGATTTACAATAGAGTTTTGTCGGATCAAGAAATATTACAAATATATAATGCTACTAAAAGGAGATATGGATTCTAATGGGAATTGCATATAATACTTCTATAGTACCTGATAATTTAGTTTTGCTATTTGATGCTGCTAATTCAAGATCATATGCTGGAAGTGGTAATACATGGGTTGATTTGGCTAGATCAAACACAACTGCAAGCATAACTGGAATTACTCTAGTAGGATCAGGAGTAACTTCAGCGTTAAATTTTAACGGATCATTTACTGCTCCTATAGCAAATGTAGGAAGTTTGCAATATAGCACTGGACCAAGAACAATTTTAGCTTGGGTTTATCCTACAGCTATTTCTGGATGGAATCAAATTTTTGGTTTTGGAACAGCATCATTTGCTACAGGACTTGCAATTGCTCCTGATGGGAAGTGGGCAACTTATCAGCATAACGTAGTAGGATTATCAGCAAATACAAGTGCTGCTACAAACATATGGGCACATTTAGCTCTCACACAATCTACTAGTGGATGGAAAATATACTTAAATGGAACCTTAGACATCAGTGCAGGGAATCAACTAACAGCTACTCAAGGTTCAGCTTATATTGGTGGAAGTTTTCAAGATACTGAAAAATTTACAGGAAGAATATCCCAAATATTATTTTATAATAAAGAACTCACTCCTGCTGAAATTAAACAAAATTATCACGCTACTAAAAAAAGGTATGGATTATAATGGGACACTATTTCAATCCTAATATACCTAAAGACAGCCTTCATTGGATTGTTGATGCTATAAACATTAGATCTTATCCTGGATCTGGTAGTTTATGGAAAAATGCTGTTTTTCCAAATGTAAATGATTTAACAAATACTAACACTCCTACTTTTAGCTCTGCAGGGGGAAGTTCAAATTTCACTTTTAATGGATCTACACAATATTCAGTAAATTCATCATTAATTAACCCTGTAAATATTCAAGGGCCGATGACTGTAAATGTGATTTTCTCACCAAGTAGCTTATCTGGAACTCAAAATGTATTTGCTATATATAACGCTACTACATCACAAGGCGTACAAATTGGATACAATGGTACAACTGGAGCAATTTGGAAGTTTGGTGGTACAGCATTACTAAATTACACATATGCTGGAATAGGTTCAGTGTGGCATGTTACATATACTTGTGATGGTTCAAATAATTCCAAAGTATATGTAAATGGTCAATTACAAACATCTGGTGTTGTTGCTACTAATACTGGAACTCCTCTTACTTATACTGTTGGCTCTTATGCAACAGGATCTGGTCAATTTTTAAACGGTAAAGTTTATTATGTTTCAATTCATAAGCAAGTTCATACAGATAATGAAGTTGCAGATACTTGGCATGCTTTAAGAAGAAGATTTGGATATGCCGGTATTGGGACAAATCCTACTGGAGAACCAACTATAGGCGATCTTCAAGGGCCTCAATAATGGAGAAAAATTATGGCTAGTGGAATAGGACCTATCGGACAAGCTATTGAAGATGTAGTTATTAGAATTGATGCCCTCAATTCAAGATCTTTTTCTGGCACTGGAAATACAATTTTCTCATTAATAGGTGGAGATAAATTAAATCAAACCTCTGTGACATTATCATCAGTTGGAGGAGAAAGCGCATTTGTTTTTGGTCAAGCAGGAGCATTTGTAACTTCGTCAAAAACTACTGGAGTGTCTGGAACATCAAGTAAAACAATGGCAGCTTGGGTTAAGTTTGGAAAAAAAGCAACGCAAGGAGTCATGTCAGTAGGAGCTAATGGTTCTGGAACTGGAATGGCGTTAGAAACATCTGCAACTGTTTGGACATTAGGCAGAGGTAACGTTGGTACTGCTACAACGGTTACTTATAATACACACACTTGGTATTACGCTGTTTATGTGAGTCAGCAAACATCTGGCTCTACTCATAATGTAAAACTATATATAAATGGCGGTCTTGCACATACAGCAATTGTAACAGGAATAAACTTAACTAATAGTACTTTGAGAATAGGCTTCAATAATAGCGGTGTTGGTATTAGTGGGCAAGTTTCCAGAGCTAATTTCTATAAAAAAGCACTCACTGATAGAGAAATACAGAAAAATTATTGGAATTACAAATCAAGGTATGGATTATAACTAATGGGACAAAGAGGCGGACCAGATATACCTTTAGTAAGCAATGTATTTGTGATTGATAGTAAAAATCCTAGATCAAAGATTAATGCATTAATTTCAGTCATTAATAATGTTTTAGGCACAGTTACAGGAGCTACAATATCTGGAAGTGGTTATTCCACAGCTTATACTTTTTCTGCATCTACTAATAAAATTGATTTTGCTGATTTAGCTTCTTTAAAGTTTACAAGTGCATTAACTATATCATCTTGGATTTATCCAAATACATTTGGCGGAACTAACGCAGGTCGTATTTATGATAAATGGCAAACTACTATTCCGCAATCAGGATATTCATTTTTTATTGACAATAATACTGGTACAAACGCTATAGCATTTGGTACAGGGTGGATTATTAGTACTTCAGTAGCAAGAGTTAATAATGTAATTACACTTAATGGTTGGCAGCATGTTGCAGTCACATTTAGTGGAAGCGCATGTACTTTTTATAAAAATGGATATTCTGTCGGCACTGTTACTGGAATAACAGCACCAACTTCTGGGACGGTGAGCGCAATTGTTGGAAATAATACAAGTAATGCTAATTATTTTGATGGAAAAATAGATGGATTAATTATGTATTCAAGAGGCTTATCCGCTGCTGAAATAAACAAGATTTATACTTCAACTAAAACAAGATATGGATTATAAAAATTATTTTATAATATAAGAGAGAAACAATGGCAGATTCAGATAAAAATATAAGAATTACACCCAATAAAAACAAAGGTGCTGGAATTTTTCCAACAATTGTCTTTACTGGATCATCTGCTGGTACTTCTGTTGTCAGACTTGAAGTTCTAGATGATAACACCTTGTCTTTTGCTGGCAGTGAAGGGCAGATTTTCTCACTTGATTCAAACTTGACTTCAGGAACTATTTGGTCAGTTAATGATGTTTCAGGTGTTGCTATGCTCAGAGCTAGCGCTGGAGCAACAATTGGTCTAGTAGAAAGTGTTGGAGTAGTTGGAATTGGAGAATCACTTCCTAACCCTGGAATTTATAAGCTGCAAGTAAGAGGTCAAGTTGCATTTGGATCTACTGCAGACACTAACTCACATTTTATTTTTAATACATCTTCTTCTAGTGTAAATACAAACTCTTTTCAATTAAGAAGAGGGGCGATGGCTCAATTTTTTGAAGATGGTGATGTTCTTAAAACAACTTTTAGAGCTAATGCTGCACAGTCTGCAGATGCTAACTATATTTGGCCAGTTGGATTACCTGCAGCTGTTGGATCATCAGTATTACAGTCAGATACATCAGGAAACCTTACATGGGTTCCACTTGCAGCTAGTGGAGGCGGTTCTGGCACAGTCACTACTCTTACTGCTGGTACTGGTATTTCATTTTCAACCGGAAGCACTATCACAACTACTGGCACAATTAGAGCTAAACGCCCAATATATATGACTTTCTGTGCTGGATATACCCCAATTACTACTGGAGCTGATTCAGTTGTATTAAGAGTCCCGCACAGCCCTTCAGATGGTACAACTAGTTTAACTTATAGACCTCAAGAAATTCATATTAGAGTAGAAACCCCTTCTGCTGGTACTTCAACTATAATTCTTGAAAAATATTCAGGTACATCTGCGTTTTCTGGCACTGCAATCACTACGATAAGTGTTTCTGGTGCAGCTCTTTATGAAATTGACCATAGTTTTGCTGCAGGAACCCTTTTTACCTCTACAGATAAACTTAGATTGAATTTTTCAGCTTTGAACTCAACTCATCAAGGTTTTAGTGTTTATGTGGAAATGGAAGAAGTTTAATGAGAACGTTCATTACACGTAGAAGAATTGAAACAGCAGAAACCGACGGAGCTTTAAATATTCAGCTTTATCCTGGTTTTGGCACTCCTAAAGCTGCAATAGTTTATGCGATGACCAATAACTCTGCTGTTAATGCAAACTCATCAACACTTACGTCTCCAAGTATGTCTATAGGCTTTATGGCATCAGTAAATGGAGCTACAGGATTTACAACTAGGTGTTCAGGATTTCAAGCAAATAGAGTAGATGCAGCTCCCACAGAAAGATTTTTCTTCACTGACGGTACTTGTGCTCATGATACTAACAATGCACAAACAGTTACTCGTAAATGGCTTGCTTCAGGTTTTGGTAACGATATTATTTTTGGATCACTTGTTGAAACTGGAGTACAAACAGATCCACTTGATCTTTTGATAATTGCTTTTGCTGGTGATGGTGTAAGCGCTGCTGTAGGATCAATCACCCTTTCAAATACAGTGGACACAACTGCTGCAATTACTAACTTAGGTTTTGCTCCTGATGCAGTTTTTTTAACATACCAGCCATCTGTAACAAACTATTCGACTAATGCAAACTTATGTTTTGGGGCAGGCTCTAAAGCATGGAGTGGCTTTGGTGTTTCTGGTCAAGGTAGCAAAACTTTTGAATTTCTAAGTGGACAGGACCCTAGTTCGTTAAGAGGTGTTGTATCCAATACTAGAATAGCTAGATCAACGCCTTCAGCTGCTTTAAGTTTTCAATTAACAGGTTTTTCAGGAGTAGGTTTTACAATAACTACAAGAGGCGCTGCTGCTGGCAATAACACAACTTATTGGTTAGCCATAAAATCAAAAAGTCCTAGAAGTTTTTATGTATCTGGATTTCAAACTTATGGCGCATCTGTAGGAAATACAACTCTACCACTACCTTTTGCTTCTCAACTTGTACTTGGTCAATTATCTGGAATGACAGCTTTTGATACTGCAAGTACTGTTGATGCCGGTGCAACTTGCAATTTATTTGCCGGTGTAGGGCATAGTTCTAAGAATCATACAGGTGTTGGAACAATTACGTCAAGCACAGCAAACGCAACAATAACAGGAACAGGGACTTCATTTAGGCAGCAGATATCAATAGGTGATACTTTATATAATTCAGCTTTTGCAAGAATTGGAACCGTGTCTGCGATTGGTTCAGAAACATCAATAACATTAGCAGCTAATGCAGCAGTCACCCAATCACCAAGTGGTGCTTATTATTATGATAAGACACTTCAATATAATTTTAATTATTATGTAGACGATGATAATGGTGCAGTAGAAAATGCCTTGAGAACTAGGATTGGAGATCAATTGTTGTTTAATGCCACAGCAGCGACACCTACAACACTTGTTTCTGGCCAAATGCAAAATATATTAAATAGAAACTTGTTGCCTTATGTGTTAACAACAAGTGCTGGAAGAAATGGATGGATAATGGCGATAGCTGATGATGAACATGGGAATGAATACCGCAGAGGTATTGAAGATATAAATTAAGGAGAAAAAACATGCCAACTGGTGTAGGATATACAATACAAGTACCAATTAGAAGTTTAGATGCACAAGATGTCAAAGATGCTTTTGCATTTTATTACAACTATCAAGAAAAAGTAGATTTAGGGTTGGGTGTTTTAGAAAATAACCCTGTAACAAAAGAAGACTTTGTAACTTCATGTTGCACACAATTTATGCTCAATATTTACAAAAACTATATGGTGGAAAAGGCTGAATTAGATGCAAAAAATTTAGCAGTAGAACAAGCAAATGTAAGGTCTCAAGATGTTACTGTATGGTTTGACACCTTAAGAAGTGAATCATACCCAGTCAATCCCTACACTGACTATCCAACTGCAATATCAGGTTTAGCTTTTACTACAAATATGGTTACAGCTATGGATATTACATTAGAGGGAACTGATCCTAATAATTTGCCTTTATCCTATGAGGTTGTAGAAAGCCCATATTTCACTACATCAACCAATGAAAGTGTAGTTTCATTAACTCCAAGTAGTGATTTTTATGGAAATACTGTAATGTCATTTAGGGCAACAAATGGAACAAAATTTAGCCCTCCTTATTATCATGAAATTCACGTTATCGACACAAGACCAATAGCTTCTGATATGAGCCTTGTATTTGATATGGGAGAGTCTGTACAAGAAACAATTCTTGCTACTGATCCAAGAGATTTAGCTTTAACTTATTCTGTAGTTGAGGAACCAGGAATAGGTGTATTAGTCTTAACTGATAATAATTTTGAATACACTCCAAACCTTGATGCATGCGGTGAAGATCATTTTACATATAGAGTTTTTAACGGAGAAGTTTATTCCCCAACATACAGAGTGAATATGTTTATAAATGATTTGAGACCTATTTCAGATCACTATGCTGCTAATACTTCAATTAATACTCCTTCAAGTGTAACAATTATTTCAATAGATCCTAGAAGTTTGCCTGTAACATGCACTATTACAGCTCAACCAACTAACGGTACTGCTGTCATTAATGGTGATGTGCTAACTTATACTCCATCAAATAACTTTGTTGGTACTGACGTTGTAGGTTATGTAGTAACAAATGGAAGTTTTAGTAGTGAAAGATATAATTTTGAAATTACAGTAAGTGGAGAATAAAAATGGATCCAATAGCATTCATAATCAACATACCAATTAGAGAAGCTGAATTAGAAGACATTAAAGCATCATTCTTATCAAAGAGACCTTATGGCGCAAAAATACCAGCAGATACAGTTTTAGACAATGCTGGTAATGTTATAGCAAATCCAATTACTAAAGAAAATTACATTGAAGACTGTATTGCTTATTTTGTTTTAGAAACAACAAAGCAATATTTAGTTGAAAAAGAAGCTAGATTGGCAAAAGAATCTGAAACAACAGCTATGGATGCTGTAGTTTCAGATTTGGCATCATGGATTAGAAGTTAATATGAGAGTCTGCGCAATACAATTAAACTTAAAGCATTGCGCAGACTTTGAATCTTTTAAGAACTATTTACAAAGAGAAGTTTTTGACAATCTTTTAGTTGTTCCAGATTTATTAGTATTTCCAGAAAATATCAATTTCTGTTTACTATTCGCTAAAAAATATGAAACATTTGAAAGCAAAAGTTTCAAAAATTTTATTGAATCTTCTTTTGATAAAATAATTAGATTATTAGATTTATCTTTTTTGTTGCGTTGGTTTGACATTAACAATCAAAGAACAATAATCATAAGTGCTTTTTCATATTTTGCTAAAAAATATAATACAAACATTATTGTAGGAACTTATTATCATACAAAAGATGGCAAAATATATAATTCAGTCTCAATGATAGATTCTTTAGGTTTTTTCTTAGGAGAAGTTCATAAGAAAAAACTTACTGGATTTGAAAAAGCTCTTAAGTTAGGTGTTCAAGATAATCCAGTTGTAATTGAGAGTCTAGTTGGAAAAATTGGTCTGTCAATATGTTATGACATTAATTATTCTGATTATATTAAATCTATATGCGATTTAGGTGCAGAAATAATTATATGCCC